AGCGCCCCTTCAGGCTCTTAACAACCACCCCAGACTTCCTCAACTTCGCCATCTCCATCGACACCACATTACGCCAAGTGCTCGGCAAATCCTCACCCCACAATAACTCAGCAACCTCAGCAGCACTCACCCCACCCTCCAAACCCAACATCCCACCAATCATTCTCGTCCGCTCACCACCCACCAACCTCCTACGCCTCAACACCCTCACATCACCCTCAGCCCTAGCCCGCCTCAATACACGCATCACACTACTAACGCTTACATTGTGCCGGTTGCAGATGACGCGCACCAGTGAACCAGACGCATACATGTCCAGCACCTTGTTCATCACCACAGTATCCATAACCAAACCCTCATTCTGACAACTACGTTATATCGTATATATATAACCAGAACCCAGAAACCATATTTTTCTTGGGGGGAACAAGGAGAGGGGCACGCTCACTAGCCCCCTCGCGGCCCACGGGCGGCCACGGGTGCGGGCTGGCGCGGGCGGGCGGGTGCGCTGGTGCTGTATCGTTGTATAGGTCAGTGGCCCTTACCCAAATAGGCTCACAGACGAGGCTACAGGGCGGTCATAGGGTTCTCCGCGGATACCCTACCGCCCCATGCGCTAGAAGCCCCTGTAGACCCCTCAGAATGCCCTGTAACGTGTCACGGGGAGACGTGGGGATGCTGTTGCACTCTACATTGCCATTGCGTGGGTAGTCTTACGTAATAGGACATAGCTACTGCCCTAACAGCCAGGTCGATGTGGACGCGGTGGGATGATGGTGACGATGGGGACGTGAGCTCGATGTGGCGTGATCACGCTGCCACGCCATGACGATATGACGATACAGACGTAATAAGGAACGCGCGTGCGCGTGTAGCAAGATGCGTGCCATGTTGGGTATATCAAACATTAAGAATGTTTAAGATAATACCTGCTAGACAATGACGTGCGCGACGCATACGTTGTGTGCAGGCAATCAAGCCTGAGGGAAAGACACAATGAACCTGGCACTCAATCTTCAGCGCGATGGGCGCTTCAGCATGGCAGCGCGGTTGCTCGATGCGCAGCGCGATAGCCTCGTTGCAGCTCAAAGCGCCGTGCTCGATATCGGCAAGATGCTGGCGCGCCGCAACCGCCGTGGCTGCTATGACGCCATGGTGCTGGCGAGTGCACACTACCGCAATGCTGGCGAGCTTGCGCTGGCTGAGCACTGGGATGCGCGCGCAAAGCGCTTGGCGGCGGGGGGCTGATACAAGGCAGGGGGTTTAGGCCCCCCGCTACCTAATCCGCTTCGATGGGGCGGATTTGGCAGCGGCAATGATGCAGCTGATAACGGGAAAGAGCGCACAATGCTTACTCACCTAGTTCTAGAAAGCCGCAATGGCAAAACGGGGCCTATTCCCGTGTCGACATCCTCCAAGGGCACCTGCCCTACATCCTGCCCGCTTTATGCCAAGGGTTGCTATGCCGGCGGCGGGCCGCTTGCCATGCATTGGCGCGCAGTGACAAGCGGGCAGCGCGGTGATGAATGGCCGGTATTTGTCAGCAAGATTGCGGCGCTGCCCGATGGTCAACTATGGCGCCACAATCAAGCGGGCGACTTGCCAGGTTCCGGCCCGCGGATTAACCGTCGCAAGCTCAAGCGGCTGGTTCGGGCAAACCGTGGCAAGCGGGGCTTTACCTTCACTCACAAGCCAATGACGCTAGTCAACATTGCAGCGGTTTCGGAGGCTAACGCAGCCGGCTTCACCATCAATCTGTCAGCCAATACGCTTGCCGATGCTGATAGGCTTGCCGATACAAAAGCCGGCCCCGTGGTGGTGGTGCTCGATGCTGCGGAGGGTGTGCGCCACACCGTTACCACACCCGCAGGGCGTACGGTTGAAACCTGCCCTGCCACATATCGCGACGACGTATCATGCGCGACATGCCAGCTTTGCCAGCGCGTCGACCGTAAAGTGATTGTGGGTTTCCCGGCCCATGGTGTGAGCAAGAAAGCCGCCGCCGCCGTGGCGCGTGGCGCATAAGGAAAGGATAGAACAATGACACATATTGAAGCCCGCGCGGAATTGCGCGAATTGATCAAAGCCCGCGCATCATGGGAGAGGGTGCGGCACCTATGGGCGCATGGGCTTGTGGGAGATGCGGCATTCAATCGCTTTGAGCGGTTGTGGGCTTGGTCTAGTGCCACAGAGCACCCTTTGACGCGCCATGTCAGCCTAGACCGCTGGACAAGCCGCCGGGAGCGTATCCGCAACGCATTGCGCGCCATTGGCGCATAGGGGAGGCTGACATGACCATCCTCAAAACCATGGCCGAGGGCCTGGCATTCTTGCTCACGCTCGGCGGCGCCATCTTTTTGGTGGTGGTGCTATGATGCGCGCATGATACTGCCCGCGCGTAAACTGATTTCAACCGCGGCTGGCCTGGCAATGCTGTCAGTGCTGGCCGCAAGCTATTTATGGTGGAACCATGATCGACGACAAACTGTTGACCGGCCTAGGCTGGACTGCGCCGTCCATGTGGGCGCCGCTGCTGAGCGAACACATGGCGCGGGCCGGTATGACGGCAAAGCCTATCCGTGCGGCCATGGCGCTAGCCAATTTCGGGCATGAGACCAATGGCGGGCGGCGGCTGGTGGAGAGCCTCGATTATAGCCCGGATCGCCTCGCGGCTGTGTTTGGGGCTAGGGCCACCACGCGCGCGCTAGATGCCTGTAGGCGGCCAGGTCATCCGGCTGACCAGCGCGCCATTGCTAACGAAGTATACGGTGGAGACTGGGGGGCCAGGAACCTCGGCAACAAACTACCGGGCGATGGCTGGACCTATCGCGGGCGGGGCCTGATTCAGCTTACAGGCCGATGGTCATACGCGCGCGTTGCCGGGGTGCTGGCGCGGGAAATAACCGACGATTGGGTGGATAGCATCGGCACTCCGGCCGGGGCGGCGGAAAGCGCGTGCATATGGTGGGCGCGTATGGGGTTGAATTTTGTAGCTGACAGCGGAGACCTTCCTAAGCTGCGCAAAGCCGTCAATGGCGGCTCTGTGGGGCTGGAAGATGTGAAAGCCCGCTATGATTTGGCTCGCGCGCTGCTTGTGGGCTGAAAAACAAAAAGCCCCCAGGAAATTCCTAGAAGCTCATTGCCGGCCGGGACATTCCCAACCCGGTGCCGGTATATCAAACGCGCAGGCTATTTGCAACTCGAGCTCGCGCGCTGCTTGTTGGCTAGTGTCTGCATTGCAGATGTTGCGCACAATGCTTACAACGCGCGCAATGTTTACAGGATCAGCGCGCCATTTCCCAAGCGTTTGCAATAGCTTACGGGCCTGCTCTTGCCGGTTTCGCGCGCCATTCCCCCCCCTTGCATCCCCCCTGTTTTGGCCCGCTAGGGCTATAAATAGGGGGGTTATAGACTTGACGATTGTAAGCACGAAGTAGGTCGTCGAGGACGTATATATAAGATTGCAAGAATCGTGCCAGTCTCAGGCATGGAAAAAAAGGGGCTTCCCTGAACGCCAGAAAAGCCCCCATGCAAGAACCGTGCCAACTAACTATCGCGCTGCAATTTAGCCAAACGCACCCGCGCCGCTTCCGCATATGTGCTTCCGCTGTCAATCACCTTCTGATAACCGGCCATCAAAGCGCCAAGGCTAACGGGCGCCGCCCTATCCGCCCGCTCTGGCCTGGTGCGGTGCTCCCGCTCGGCAATGGCGGCTTTCATCCGGTCCACCATCTCGCGCGTCTTTTCGTCATTGGCTGCCTTTTGTTCCGGTGTTAGGTCAGTGAACGTGACCTTTTTGGGAGCCTCCGGTGGCTTGCGCCGCGCGATCCGCTCCATGGCCAGCACTTTGCTATACAGGCGGTTTGCTTCTGGCTGCACCACTGCCAGCACCTCGCTTGCGGACGGCCAAAACTTGCTCGCGCGCGCCAGATCGAGCAAAGCATCTTCCGTGAAAGCCTGCGCCGGCACTCGCGCGCAAGCCTTGGCAACGGCGGCAGCCCACACGGCACTCTCGCGCGCTGTAGGGGGGTTGCTGAACCCGGCGTGGATAGGTGCTACCCAGGACAGGACAAAGGCCCCTGTAGGCGGCTGTAGAGCGCCCCGCGCTTGCTTCGCGGCCCGTTCAGCCTCCGCAACGAGAGAGGGCGCCAGCGCGGGCGGTGCGAAGCCCCCGGAGATACTGTCAGCCTCCCGCCGCTGCTCATCTGCCACGGCCAGGCTAAGGGGCTGCGATAGCTGCGGCATACGCCTGACTACGATGTCACTCATTGTCCCACTGCTCCATCATTTCGCGCCATGACGCGGCCACGATCACCAGCCCGGCTATCAGCGCCCCGAGGCAGCCGGCAATAAAAACCCCCACGATGGTCCACATTAGAAAATCTCCTCAGCGCTGGATTCCACGATGGGCTGCACGCGCCGGGCCAAATCTTCTCGGTTGCCCACGGCCAAGTCTTTCGGAGCGAAAAGCCCCGACCATCCATTCTCTATGCTCTGCCGGATGATGGCCGCGGGATCAGCGCCATTCTCCCAATATGTGATGAGGCGAGAGACCGACAGTTTTCGCGCGTGCAGGGTCCAAGCGGCGCCGCTTTTAGCCTTCCGGTAAGCATCCCATTCCAGCCAGGCATCCACCGGAATGCAGGACGGTATCTCAAGCGTGGCTGCCGGGGGCTTTGGAGCCTTCTGGACGGCCCGCTTGGGCTTGACCGCGCTGCCGAACAGTTCAGCCGCCAAACCCTCTTCAACGAGCCGCCTGCCGACATACGAACGGGTGTGTTCCGTCCGCGCGCATATCAGGTCGATCTGTTCCAGCACCTCGCTCGGCACGCGAATAGCTAAGGTTAGACTAGGCATTGTGTGCTCCTTATACGTTGTGCGCATTGTGCGCGTTGTATGCGTAGGGGGTTTTGCTGGGGCTTGCAATAGGGGATCGTGCGCGGCATTGTGGCTGCGGCAGCGATGTCATTGTGTTCCTTTCCCAAAATCAAACTCAGCCCTGGCCTAACCGCTGGGGCTTTTTTTTGGCCTATCGCATTTTCCCGCTTGACCTCCTTAAAACCCGCCCTAAAGTGTGTGTCGCGCCACCAACAAGGAAAGGGACGCACAAATGGAAGAAGTATTTTTCGGCAAACACGCGGATTCAGACGATCTCTGGACCGTCTATTTAGACATTGATGCCGACAGCGCACATATCCAGATTGTGATGGAAAACGAAGATCAGGAGCTAATCCGCGATGCCATCTATCTCCCGACCGTGATGCTTCCGGCTTTAGCTACGGCCATCGCAAAGTATTTTGCCGGTTCGCGTAAGCTGGAGGTGGTGATATGAGCGGTTTCAGCGCAGACGAGCGACGCAGCGCCTGGTGGAGCACCGATTCGCGCCGGGCCGTGTCTGGCAAGGCTTTCGAGGTGGTGGCCGAGAAGATTGGCAAGGCTGAACGCCCCGATCTGAGCGAGGTCGAGGTTGTGCAGATGGGCCTTCGCATGGAGAGCACCATTGCAGCCTTTGCCAGCGAGGAACTCGGCCAGTTGAAGGCCCTGGGCGATGCCGTGGCTACCCATCCCAAGCATCCGTGGCTGAAATCCCACGGGGACTACATGGCGCAGGACAACAGCTTTCTGGTTGAGTGCAAGAACTACAACGCTTTGCACATCCACCAATACAGCGAACCTGGCGAGCCGGTGCGCGTTCCCAATTCCGATTGGGCGCAGTGCTGCCATGAGGCCGCGTGTTTCGGGGTCTCGACGGTCTATCTGTGCATTCTCTTTGGCGGCCAAAGGTTCCGCACCTTCCGGCTGGATTTCTCGGAGGACGAGAAGGAAGGCCAAATCTCGCAAATGGCGAAGCTATGGGCCATGGTGGAGGCTAACACCCTGCCGGACCCTGAGACCGTCTCCCAATGCAAGGCCGCATACCCTGCCAGCACCGAGGGCGTTGCTACAGCCTCTCTGGAGCTTGAACACGCCGCCAAGCGCCTGGCAGGCATCAAGGCCAGCATCAAAGCGTTCGAAGCCGAGGAGGACCGCCTACAGACGGCTATACAGCGTGCCATGGGCGACAACGCCGAAATGCAGACGCTGGACGGCCGCACCATCGCCACATGGAAGAGCGCGAAGGCTTCCAAGAGGTTTTCCGCGGACCTGTTCAAGTCCGCATACCCAGACATCTACGAATCATTCGTGGTGGAACAGCCCGGTTCACGCCGGTTTCTTTTGAAGGAGAAAGCAGAATGAGCGAGTGGAAAGAATGGC